ATCTCTTGAATTGTTGGCGCAGTCATTTTGCAAGCCTCCTATAGAATTCGTCCAGTAATCCTTCTAGCCATAAGACATCTGCTGGGTCGATCATAACTTCATCCCAGGAGGCGTGTAGCCCTTGACCCAAGCCCATACCCTCAAGAGCGCATTGAATGCGATTCCAGCCTGGTACAGCTCGTCATCTTCCCACACCCTTGTCATCAGCTTGCTCGAATCATTCGAAGCAAGCACGATGGATACGCACGCTGCCTTTGGATTCTCGCTCGCGGTCCTATAAGCCCACAATTGGGGGCAGTCAGAGGTTTCATAGAACGGATCATATTTGGGATTCACCTTGCGGTTTTTAAGATCGATGATCGCGTCACCAATTCCTTTAAGCTTCACATATGCGTCACAACGACCAGCGTACCCTGCGCCAACTAGGGCTTTTTCGCACCAATATGTCTTTTCAACATTGGCTTCCGCCCAATCTTTAAAGGTTTTAATAAAGGGAGCAAGTGTCTCATCTCTGGATATGGGTCTTCCGAGGAGGACGTTCTCCAATTCAAGGTGCATTTTCGTGCCATGTTCAGCTGCCTTCGTTGTTGATTCTTTAGAGTCCTTAACCACTCTTCGAGCGTAATCTTCGAGCGTTTCATTTTCCTCCTTAGGAAGTGTAAGCGATGCCATGATCGCCTGCTCAATCTTCCAGTTTGTAAGTTGCGGTTTATCTAGGATGGACAAAATCGATGTGACGCTAGGGTAAAGAAGCATCTTCCTAGCATCGGCAACAGTCGTATTCCTAAAGTTGCCATTCTTGCCCATAATAGTGTGGGCGGATTCGCCATCAGCGGTATACCAATGACCGCTAGACTCGGTTTGAACAAGTCTAGCTGTCGATGGCTCCTTACTGGTAATAGTAAGTGCCATACAATTTAGAACGGAACCTGGTTGCCGTCTGCGTCAAGTTCAGCCTTGCTGGCAGTAGGTTTCCCTGTTGCCATCTGGAATTCCTTGCTGGCGCGAACCTTGTCCTGTAGCCACTCTGGAAGAGCAGCGAAGACTTCGTTCTGGCCATTCTCAATCTCGTAGAACACATGCGAATTAACCGACTCCTTGGGAGCGGTCATGCCCTTGGGCAACTTGCTGATCGCATTGATGGCGCAGTACTGCCTGCCTGCCTGCGAGGTTTTGTGCATCAAGGTTAGCAGGGCTGCTTTGCCAAGCAGATTTTTGAGGCTGAACGAGGCCAGCTCTTTCGATGTGAAAGCTGCACCGCGCCAAGACTCAAGGTGCTTGCGGAGTGTCGCACGCTCACCCAGCGAGCGAGTCAACTCAAGACTTACCATCATAGGCTTGGTAACCTTTGTGGTCTTGCCGTTCTCCACTACCTCTCCATCAATCACCTGGTCAGGCAATTCGAAGGTTAATCTCACCTTGGGAGACATCTTCTTCTCGCCGTCCCAATTGGTTTCTTGGAGTCCCATGTCAATCAATTGGACCAAGACTCCCATCGTCGTTCCTGCTTCAGGCAGTTGACGTTCCGTTGCTTTTGCCGATTCACTTAGTGTTAGGCTCATTTGTTTCGTACCTTTCTTTTTTTGGTTTTGGTTTTTGTGTCAGGTGTAAGTTGGACTAGGACTGAAAATAGATTCTTATTTGTTGGGGTTAATAGTTGAGAGATCAGATTGTTCTTGTACATAGAATCCTTTCGCGACTGTTGTGTGTGTTGGTTGATTTGGTGCATATTCAATAGTGACATTTGCAGGCGCGAGTTGTCTAGCTAATTCGCACGCGCTGTCGGCGGTTAAAATAACAAGCCATTCCTTACGGCCATTACGGCGGAAGAACACCGCTGGGATCTTGCCTGCTGGGCAGTCACGCTTCGACTGCTCCATCCACTCCTCTGGCTTTAAAGCCTGACAGCGTTTCCCCTCGATATGAAAGGGGAAGTTCTCGCACACCACATCACCACTACCACCCTCTGGATTGCCAGCGTATTGCTGACTACGGCGAGCCTTCTGCCATCCCTGCTCGCGAAGATAATTTGCTAACTCACGCTCCCCTGCTGCACCCTTTGCCCTGCTATTAATTTTGCCCATTTGTTGGTTTTAGCAGACCAACCCAGGGCGCGTCGAGATCTATTTTTAATTAAGCCAAGTTTTATTAGCGTGACTAATATCCTCGTCAAACTTGCGAATCATTGCTTGCATAGTCAACTTCTTGACCATCTTTTGGTTCTTCTTGACCCACTCCACCGCCTCGTCAAAAGACTGTGCGTCTTTCAATCCATCCTCAAAATACTCCCATGCCTCCTTCTCGGTCATAGGTTCTTAAATACACGCCAACCACCTCCTGTCGACGGACAAAGCTTGGTTGTGACAGACCTGCACTTGGCGATAGGTAACAGCCAAAACAGGTCATCATTCATACCCCAACACGCAACGTAATCCACACCACTAATAGCGCGCTTTGGTATGTTAAACCCATTACCAGTACTTGTGGTAAAACGATACTTGGTGCGCCCAGGTTCAACAGTTTGAGCGGTCTTAACCTGGATGCGAAAGAACTTGTTATCCTTCTCTGCCACAACATCGTACCCAGCGAAATCTTCATAAGGTGTCAACACGTTATACCCACAGCGCAAGAGCGCGCCAGTAACGCGAGCCACCCCTACCGCACCTATTTGCCGTGAACTTAATTTCATTGTTGACGTACTCCTAATTTAGCAGATACTAGAAAAATGAAAACAACAAACACACTTATCGCGCTTGCCCTCTCTACTGCGTTTACATGTCTCGCGGATGACCGCTTGAGCCAAGAAATTGTGGCTGCCGTCTATCGAGGAAGCAGCACGCATGTGCTTGCTGGGAATTCCGCTGTGGGTGCTGGTGGCGCGCTTGTCAAAGCAGGAGACACACTTCTTACCCCTGAAGGTGCTTACGTCCAAGCTGGTGGGAGTTACCTCAAGCCTGGTGGAGGTGCTGTCGTTAAGGCTGGCAGTAGCTACGTTGGAACGGACAGCTCGCTTGTTAACGTTGGTAGCGGATTGAATCTTATTCTTATTGGCTCGGACGGCGCGAGCATTGGGGCTGGCAATACTATTCTTCGCCCCCTTCTTCTTCCGCACTAGCCTACCCCCCACATCGCCTGCCGATTCCTTATCCTGTTCTCAAGACCAGCGATAAACTTCTTTCGGCTTGAGTCGTTGTAGGCCAATTCGTATTCGTAATCCAATTGTGCCTGACTCATCGCCTGCATTAACGCGCGTGGGTGAACCTTGTTGATTGCTTCCAGAGTTTTAGGACCAATCTTGCCATCCACATCCACCTTAATCTTGAGAGCGTTTAGCCCTTTCTGGATAAACCTTGTTGCACCGCCCATCCCTCTATTGAACGCGAGATCTTGCGTGAATGCTTGCATGACTTGAGGCAATTTGGATACGAGTGGGCTGGTGTATTCTTTGATATATCGCGCTGCCTCTTTTGCCCTTTCTTCCGCTGGCAACTCTGAGAGCTTTTTGAATTCTTCTGGATGGTATTTGTCATTGATTCCAGCTATCTCGTAGCTCCCACCACCATCTCCGTCAGGCAACTTGTAGATCGCCAAATTGCCGTTGTGATCGAACCTGCCCTCAAGCTTGACTGTCTCAATTGCAGCCAATAGGAGCGGATCTACTTCTGTTCCGCTCATAGCACACCCTATTTCTTATTGATTTCTTGCTCAACCGCTTGATTGCGGAGGGCATCGTGAATTTCCTTGATGTCTGGATCTTGGTTTGCTTCGTAAATCTTGTTTAGTGTAGCGATGGCTGCTGACGTGTTGGAGACAGGCTTGACAGAGTTTGTGGCAAGCCAGTTTACAAACTCTGGATTGGTGAATAGTCGAGCAGCCTGGTTGGCTTGAATCATCAATCCGATTACACCTTGAGCAAAACCCAACTTACCAGCAAATAAAGATCCTTGCACGCTGGATATTGTTGCTGGTCCAACCACAGCTCCAGCCGTGCCTGATGGATTGGCTAGAATTGCGCTGCCATCCCTTATTTTGTTTGAAACTTTTGCAATTGTGTCCATGTCCTTCTTGAATTGGCTTCCGAATCTTCCAAACAAAATGTCCTTTGACGCATTGTCAAGCTTCCCATAGTTTTGCAGGAATTTGTTGGTGCTGAATACGTCACCTGTTTCATCTTGCAGGCCAGCAACAGCCTTACCCATCCTTGAAATGTAGGCAGCCGATACGGCTTTCTGAGCATCCTTGGGTACGGCGTTGAATACTTCACGCAGTTTTGTTGGGCCGTTATTCGCGCCACTTATTACGGCTTGGTACGCATCTTCTGGATTCTTATTTAGGATCACAGATTGGATTGAATCCATTGTGTCGTGGAATTTCTTGGTATAAACATTCGCCTTCTTAAAGGCAGCTTGAGCCTCTGGTCCTTGTTGCGCTGCTGCGTTCTCAAGATCCTTCGACAATGCTCCGTATAGACTCTTCCATTGCGCCTTGGGTACGTCTGGAGCTAGGTCAACTGTAGCTATCTTCTCGCCAACCCAAGAACGCAGATCGCGCAAGACGTTAAACGGAATTTCTCCAGATGGACTTAATCTCTTTGTCTCCTCAAGCCCACCCAAAAGCGATGTTAGTTGCGTATTGGAAATTGAAGCCTGAAGTTCTGGTGAAGCATTTCCAAGCCTATTGGTGAACTCATACAATTTCCCCATAGTCTCGTCCGAATTAATCGGAGTGCGCTCTGGCATATATTGGTCAAAACGATTATAAAGAGCCTTTTGGGTCTGCCTTGCCCTGGGTACAAACACTTCAGAGAATCCCTTCTGGATTGCCTTGCCTGCCTCAACTGGTTCTGTAATTGGCGATAGCTGAGTTCTTAGTTCCTCAACCTTCTTGCCTACCTCGGCCTGCTGTGCCAATCCCTTCTCCCTCATTTTCATCATTCCGCCTGGATACCTGCCAACTGTTGTTTCAATAGATTGTGTCAGGGGATTTTCAATTGCTTGACCAAAAGTTGGAGTAGTTCCAGCCTGACCATATAGCTCAATATTCTTGGCAATCTGTTCCTGCGTCTTCCCACCGCGAAGCATTCTTAATATTAAATTCCTAGATGTTTCAGTTGCTCCAGCAGTTCCAGCAATTGCTGCTGGTATTGTAGAAACTCCAAGCTGCTTGGCAGTAGATGCTACTTGAGCCATTCTTGAAATTGGCGAAGGAGCTATTGATCCAGCCAATCCAACAATCCCTTGCTCCAGCGGACTTGCGCCAGCTTCCCCAGCAGCAGCAGCAGCTCCAGATCCAAGTGCAGCACCAGCAACCTGCGTCCTTGGCGAAGCACCAAGTATCTCGCCTATTTTCTGGATTGCCTTGGGCGCGCCCTTCATCCCAGCCATAGCTTGACCACCCATAACGAGCGGAACCATCTCGGCAACTCCGCCCACAACCCTGGACTCAATGCGCTCAAGCGGAGTCTCTGGTTTGGGTAGGCCAATCTGATTCTTGATATCCTCCAGAACCTCGCTGAGTTCTGGTACTTTCCTCTTCTCGTCACCCTTCGCAACGAGCGAATTGTAAACCTTTGCGCCGATATCGGCCAAGAATGCGCCAGAAGCACCAACGCGAGCAGCAGGAGCAGCAACCTCAAATGGCGCGCCTGCTATTGCTCCACCCAAAGCACCAACAGTCGCAGGCGTAATCGCTTCTCTTGCGATTAGGCCAGCCTGTCTACCCACCATCTCTGGAATGCTTCTGTCTTGAGTGGCTGGAGCCTCAACCGCAATCTCCTCACCCTTACTATTTACTGGTATGAGTGCCATTGTTTTATTATGGGGCTAGTCTGAATTGCTGACCATTTATATTTACAACATCTCCATCACGCATTCCAGCAGCGCGAGCTTCGGCCTCAGTCTTAAATGTACTCTTTCTCTTCATTCCGAATGAACCAATATCTTCTGGATCTGCATTGGCATCAAGAACGGATTGAACCGATTTAACTCCAAATCCATTGGCGCGAGCATCAGCAACAAACTTTCTAGCCAAGACCTTCTTTAGCTCGCCTAGTCTTTCTGGCGCAGCAAAGTTAATCACGGCAGTAGGATCGGCAATTGCGGTCATTAACACGTTCCTATCTTCCTGCGTCATCGTGCCAGGACCACCGATTGCAATACGCATTTGTCCAGCAAGGGCTGTCCTTATCGCATCCGCGCGTGCCATGAGTCTTGGCCTAGCCAAAACATCGCCTGTTTGAACTTGATTGCCAAGGTCAAGGAGTTCGTCGATTCCGCCAACAGATGAGACAAAGTTTGGCACAAGTCCGCGAACTTCATTGGCAGATTTCTCGCTGCTGGCCATTCCCTCAAGCCCAGGGATCTTGAGTGCGTTCTGAGCGATCTTCTTGGTCTGAGCATCTTCGTATCCAGACATTTTGCCAATGGTCTGCTCCGCAGCCATGCGTTCTGGTGAACCTTCTGGAAATGAATTAATATAAGATATAGCCTTCGCCTTCATCGGAACGAGCTGTTCCAATCTCTGCTGGTAAATAGATCCAATATTCGCTGTGGCTGGAACTGTTCCTCCACCAAGACCTTCTGGTACTGGAAGCGTTCCAGTAAGTTCGCCTAGTTGCTTGCTTGTCGCAGCCTGCGCAGCTTCTGTTCCAATCATCCTCTTGCGCATGTCTGCCTCAAGCTCTAGCGCAGGGCGCATCATTTGAGTTGCCATATCCTTTTGCATGACAGGACCAGCAGCTCCTTCTGGAAGCGTAGCTGATGCGGATTGTAAATTCTTAACTCGCTCGCCAGCAGTAGAGGCAAGCTCCCCCTGCGTTGCCAAGTCCTGCTCCAGCGCGCTCCTTAGTCCGCTAAGACGAGCAGCCTCGATTGGCGCGTACTCAGGAGATGCCTTTCTGCGCTTCTCTTCTTCGGATGCAATTTCGCTTTTCAGCTTCTCAACCCCAAGCATTCCCTTCTCTCTCTCGGCTTGGAGCGCAGCCTGTCCTTCTGGACTCTTTAGATACTCTTGTTCTGCATTGAACTTCTCAATTTGAGCGCGCAGGTAGTCCTGCTGCATCTTCTTCGTTTCGCGCTCAGTTGCGACATCAGCTTGCTTCTGCCTGACAGCCTCTTCGTAGGCTGGGCTTTTATAAACAGTAAATGGTCCGAACTGTACTAGATCGGCCATGTTACGCTACTCCGCCAAGTGAATATGATTTAAATCCGCTTGTTATTGGTGAAGCAAGATTCCCAATACCACCTGCGATCTGTGCGAATTGCGCAGCTCCAGATGGTTGCTGGCTTTGCGCTTGTAGATAATTTCCATATGTGCTGGCCTGATAATTCGCCAGCGTGTTATAAAGTGACGCAGCGGTTTGCTGTAATGCAAGCGGAGCATTCGGATTAGTTGTTTGATAAAATTGTTGTGCTGTGCTTGCACCCTGGCCAAAGCTACCAGGAAGTGCTTGATTGGCTTGAATGTAGCCTTGGAACGCTGCGTTCTGTTGTGCAGTCCTTGCACTACCAAGATTGTAAAGCGATGGACCACCAGCAACAAAACCAGCAGCAGATCCAAGCCTTGTTTGTAGCAAGGCATCACGGAGTGCAAGATCGCGCTGTAGGGCATCACCAGTTGTTTGGCCAGAGGATAAGAACTGAGAGGCTGCTCCGAATCGTGCAAGCTTACGAGCCTCGCCAGCAGCACCAGATTCGACAGCTTCCTGAACGGCAGGAGCAACACCAAAGATGTTGCCTCGAACTGTTTGAGCTGCGCGAGCTGCCTGCTCGTACTGCCTGCGCTCGTCCGCACCAAGCGTAGAGCCAAGTCTTAATTGGTTTAAGGCTTCTTGCTCAATCTGGCTTCGCAGGTCTTCGGTCTGTTGCGATGTAGTTGCAGGCAATTCTTCAGTTGCTAATTTTCTGTATTTCTCGCCAAGAGCAACGGCTGTCTCGTAAGCTTTCGGATCAATCTGTTTTAGCTGATCGCTGGCGCGTTCCTCTGGAAGTTTAAGGAATTCCCTAAAAGATGTGATTTCCTTCTGCCCAGCGGTATCAACGGATGTGATCGGCTTAAAGCCTGCAACCTGTGCCTGCGCCGAGGTGATTGCCTCGTTGACGCTTCTAATATCCTCGTTAAGAGTTTTGAGTGATGCCTCAAGCGGAGCGCGCCTTGCGTCATCGGCTTTTAGCTTGGAAAGCAATTCGTTGGTTGAAACAATCTTGTCGTTAATGCCGACAATCTGAGTGTTGCCTCGATCAAGAACAGATTTGAGCGAATTTAGTTTTGCCTCGTTGTAATCGTTTATGATCTGATCGTCGGAAACTTGGAAGTTAAGCCTTGTGCCAAGGTTGGACGCGCCATAGTTTCTTTCTCCAGATAGAGCGGTTAATGCACCACTGAGTCCAGTTGCTCCAGCCCTAATCTGCCCAGCAGCAGTATTCAGTTCGCCTGCTTGCTTGGTGTAGCTCTCGTCAAGCTTTCTGGCTGCTACTGCTTCTGCTGATTTAAATTCTTCGTCTGCCAAGTACTTGTTGTAAGCGTCATCAAAACTCTTTGCCATTCCTGCTGGGTCTTTTGCGGACATGGAATAAACCTTGCCGTCATGCCTGTGCGAATAGGTTGATGTGCCAGCCAGAAATTGATTGTAGTCAGGAACTCTAGGACTTCCGTCTACTTGGCCTGGGCTTCTTCCGCCACTCGGATAAAGTGCCATTATGCCAGCATCGCCACCAATGCTCGGCTTGTACTGTTGATTAAAAAATTCTTGCTTTGATAATACTGCCATATTAAACACTCATGTTCGGATTGGAAATATTTGTTCCAATGGTTGAAAAATAATCGACAGGAGCTGCGCCTTGTGAGAACGCGACTTCTGGTTGAACTGCGCCATATGGGCTTTGCCCATAAAGACGAGCAAACTGAGTTGTCATCTGCTGACCAAGACCCTTGTTCAAAGCAAACGCTTCTGGCGAGTACTCGTACTGCCTACGAAGCGATTCCAAGGTGCGCTGTGCGCCGTACTGGCGTTCCAGCTCAAGGTTTGATTTAACGGAAGAAGCCTGGTCTAGAGCGGATAACTGCCTCTCCAGCTCCCTCTGCTGGGGCATATATTGCATGCGAAGCTTGTTCTCAAGCTCGGCCATAGCAGGGGATTTCTCGATATAGGTGTCAATGTTCTTGCGATACATTTCGGCATTAGCCTGCGCTACGGCCATAGGGTCTGGCGGTGGCGGAGGTGATGGAATTGATGGTTTGCCTCCCATATTAAGCTAATGCCTTTCTCATGAATTTGTAGTAATCGTACTCCTTTGGTTGTCCTAAACGTTTAAAAATGATTCGCTTGCGTGGTCCGAATCGATCCAACAGGATCAATAGCAAGCCTTTGAGTGGTGCTACCGACTCAGCATTTCTAATACCACTAGTAGCACACAAGTCAACAAAGATATTGTCTCCATGCTCGTCGTGGACGTAGTGACCCACTTCAGAGCCACTATTGACGCACCTGGCCAAAGCAACGCCAAGAATCTCATCATTCCTGTTCCTTAATGTACCCATAAGTCCCTGCTTATCAAACCATGCCACCCACTCCCTAAAGTTAGGCCACATTGCCTCGGAAACGCCACTTTTCTCAAGAAACTCTACCTGGGTCATATGTTTTGCTGAATCTGAATTGTATCTGGATTCGCTGCCATAATGACCCCGCGAATAGAGAGCTTTCTGGTAGCAGCCTCAACCTTCATCTTAATATTACGCCACTTTTCGTATGATCTAAGGCTATCCGCCCTTCGCTTTACAACCTTCGCGCTTAGTGTGGCTGGAAGCACAAACGGAAGGGTCAAGCTGTCAGGAGATGTTGTGTCAACATTCGTGCCAAGAATAATATCGTTACCATCTGTATCCCTGCGAATGCTTATCGTCGCATTGGTAGATCCAGAATTGAAGAATTCAACCTCGTAGTGCGATCCGTACTTCAGCGCAAAGCGATCATCAAATTCATACGCCTTAGTGACCACCCTGCTCGTATAGCCAGTACCAAAATCTTGGAACCCTGTATTGATGTCAACTGAATCTGAATCCTTGTAATCCGTGAGGTGACCAACCCTTGAGTTGGTTGTGCCTATGCAAAGTTTGATTGTGTTTGTAGTGAATCCAGAACTAAAGCTTGTCTCAACCATCCTTGCTGCTGCTACTTCCCACAAGCCTTCAAAGCAATTAAAGATTGAGTTGTACACCAATATGTGGCTCGGTTTGGTTGCCGAATCAAGCGGTATGGCGAGAAGATATCGATTGTTATGGAATGTGGCATTGCAAGTATCGATATAACTTCTATTGATCCTTGCGATGATGTCCTTAACTGGCTCGCTTATAGTTAGGCCAACTGTCGAGAAATCATCCGCCAAAGACCTTGAGATTGATCGTATGCCGTCATTCGCCAAGAAGAACACATCCTTGTTTACAAGGGCAACTGACCTTCCTGCGATACAACCGATCCTATTTGAAACTGTCTGAACAGTCCACTCCGCTGCACTATTGGTAAGCGACAGTACGCTCGTTCCTGATGTCACAGTTGTGCTTGGCGTGACATTAACAAGGTAAATCTTGTTCCTCTTAAATACGATGATTTGGAATCCATAGAAAGGTTGGATTGAAATAATATCTTCACCATCGTCACCGCCAACAATGATTGAATTGGTGGTCTTCCATATCTCTGGATCTAGAATGTCAGAGGCGTAAAGAGTGTTCCGATCCTCGCCTGTGCCTACTGCGAATAGGCGATTGGTGAATGATTTTATTAGGCGCAGACCAGTAGGGGCTAATTGTGTTGAGATTACTCCAGTTGCAGTTGCTGCGGTTCCAGATGATGGTGGTGCTATCGTTATAGTTGGTGCAGATGTATATCCAGAACCACCATTGGTAACTGTTATTCCAGTAACAATACCACCTTGTGATGCAGCATAAGATGCAACTGCTGTTGCTGTTGTGCCATAACCCATTTGTGGTGCAGAAACTGTTACTGCTGGTGCTGATGTATATCCAACACCTGGATATGTAATTGACACAGAAGCAAGTTTTGTTCCCTGCCTATAATTTGTTGCTCCTGTGGTTCCGTTGCTAAACTGCAAAAAACTCTGTCCGTCTGCCCAAAATAATTTATTGTTTAGCTGGGCAAACTCAATTTGATTTGTGGAATTTGCAGATGTTCCGCCAGTAGTCGAGAACGTACTTGAACCTGTATTGTAAGAATAAAGAGATCCGTTTGTGGCCAGAATAATTGTCTCAACGTTTGGCGTATCGAAATAGAACATGCCTTGAATTGTATTGGACGTAGAAAAGCTTGTCGAAACTGTCTCAATGCCCTGGCGAGTCTGAAGATTACCATTGGGCGAGATAGTCATGTTGAGCAGCTCAGAGGCTGCGTTATCTGCGATCAAGTTTGGCGTAATGCCAGATACCTGGCCACCATCAAAGCTGGGCGTGACAGCTACCGACAGTACATCATCTGTTGCATCCGTGAAGTACGGCATGGCTTTAGATGATCTCTTCTAAACCAAGTTCGCCAAGAGAGGTTGGGGTGATCTGCTTCATTCCGCCAACCTGGCTCAATTCGTAATTCGCCATAGAGGCTAGGTCGGTATTGGCAGTCTGAACAACAAGCTGCGCCTTGCCATACTGACGTTCGCGCTCTAGGGCATCGGCATGCGTCAATGCTAATACGACATGACTGACATGCGGAAGGCGGAGTTCGTCACCAATGGCGTTGCTGGTTGGGGGAAAGTCTACAACATAGTTTGAGCGAGTAAGGCATTGGAGTTTTTCGATGACCTTTAATGTTGATGTACTGGTTGTATCCAATCCTGGGTAAACATCAATTTCTGCAATACCAGAAGAATTGCGTCCCTTGAAGTAATACGCCTGCGGTGTCCCAACCCTAGTTGTATCCAAAAGATCCGCATCTTGCGATATAATCGTGGCAAGATCCATTGGAGTAAGTTCATTATCTCCCCAGGCAACGGAAAGAGGTGTCTCTACGTTTGTGCCTAATGTAACAGTCCTGCTGAGAGTTACCGCTGAATTTGGTGGAGGCAAGTTTCCGTCTTGTTGATACCATGTATCAAAACTTGTTGATGTGCTTAAACTATTTCTATATGTATCCAAATCTTGACTTGCATCATAAAGAAACCATGTGCCAGCATTATAATTTATATAGTTTCCATTTCCACTTGTTGAATTGAATGTATTTGTTCCAAAAGATGTTCTTGAATAAGTTCCATTTGAAGTTGGAGTTCCCGCTCCAGAAATAACAATTTGCGCAACATCCGTAATCCCATACGTCGAATTTGTAACAGTCTCGCGCCAAGGCGCAAAATTCCAAACGCGACGATAGTTTAGGGCTGCTGCCTTTTGCAGGAACGTGATAGTATCGGCATCGGTCTTACCAATCTTCTCGCCTGCAAATTGAGCGATTTCGGTGATCGTCATTATTTATTGCTCTCAAGCAATTCAACCTTTGCCTTCAATTCTTTAATGGCCTGCACAAGTACTGGAATTAAAGTTCCATACGCAGCCTCAAGTTTTTCTGGATTTTCTTGGCTAACCAAGTTAGGGATAACAATTCCAGTTTTTTCTTGAACCTCAAGAAGTTCTTGGGCAATAAATCCAGAATCAGGCACATTAATTTTTGCCTTATCTCTTGTGTTCCAAACAAAGCTTACTGGTCTAAGTTTACCAACAAAATCAAGTCCAGCAGCAAGATCTTTTACTTCACTTTTGTCTCGCTCATCGGAAAGCCCTGTGATTGAGGTGACTTGGCAACGAAGTGTTGCAATAGAACCATTGCCAAGCGTTATTGAATTTGTGGACGTAGCGCTTGCTCCATATGCTGAATTTCCAATAAATGTATTATTTGTTCCAGAAGTATTGGAAAATCCAGCAAAATATCCAATTGCCGTATTGAGATTGCCAGTTGTACTCTCTCCCAATGCAGAATATCCAAAAGCACTGTTGTTACTTCCAGAAGTATTTGCATCAAGGCTTGCAGCTCCAAATGCAGAATTAAATGATCCTGAAGAATTGACGTAAAGAGATAGAGTGCCAAATGCAGCATTAAAGCCTCCGCTTGTGTTTGATTGCAATGCAAAATTTCCAACTCCAGTATTCAATCCTCCAGTTGTATTGCTGCCAAGCGTGGCACTCCCAAAAGCAACATTAGCTTGGCCTGCTCCAGATCCAACTGTGAGTCCAGCTATTGATGCGTTGCTGGAGGATGTAAAATTGTTAATAGTTCCAGCGGTAAAATTGCATGAAGTTCCAATGGAACCAGAAACTGTCCCAGTATAAGTTCCTCCAGTAAGTATGCCAGTAAGCGTGCTTGCTGTTAATGTTTGGATTGTTCCAGCCGTAAGACTTCTTGCTGTTCCAATTGATCCAGTAAATGTTCCAGTACTCGAATTGATTAATCCAGAGTACGTTCCACCAGTAAGGTCAGTTGCCAATGTTCCAGCACTTAATGTTTGGACAGATCCAGTAGTGGTATTGAGCGTAGCAACAGTTCCAGTAGTGCTATTAAACGTTCCAATCGTCCCCCTAGTGCAGGAAAGCGTGCCAATCGTTCCAGAGTTGATGCTTAATGCGCACTCAGGGTTGATCGTCGCATCCGCAATCAAAGCGTTAAGCTTCGTATTGGTTACTGTGTCGTTTGCACCAAAACTGGTTCCTGCTGTAAAATTCGGCATATTTTCTCCTAGTTGTTCCTATTTTTGATTACGTCCCAAGCCATTGAACATATAAGGCCAATAACGCCAGAAAGGGCTAGTATCTTAGTCCTTAGATGCTCCAGCGCATTAACCTTATTAGCAATGTCTGCGTAGTTTGCAAGTGACCTTTCGACCATTCCGTAAAGCTGAACCTGACGCTCTTCCATTCTGGCGAGCTTCAATTCTATGTTCCAAACCTGGTCTTCGCTCATGGCTTAACTTGGCCTGCGTCAGAGGCTGCGCCCATGTCGCTGTAGCGTGGGAGAGCATTGTTGTCCTCGTGCTTTGGTGAGCAGGAACACAGCAAGAGAGCGATGAAGAGGAGTGGCATTAGGATAATCCGAGGCCAGTTCCGAGGGTGGTTTTGTAGAGGTCATTTAATGAGTTTAATTGTGCCTCGCTAATATCTTCACCGCCTAATGCCGTGAATGAAATAGTCCCAGTATATTCAGACCCCATTCTTGAATAACTGTAGGTGCTTCCTTGATTAAATGTTTGTCCACCTAATGATGCCTTCAATACTTTATCGCGGTAAACAAACATAGACCCGCTAGTAGTTCGTCCGATTACGGAGTAAAATGTATTTTGAGGCAGATTAGATACAAAAGAAAGTGCTTCTGGGCTTGAAACACCAGAGTTTGGAAGGCCAAAACCACAGTCAAAGACGGCATATGCCCCAATAAATAAAAATGGGTTTCTTCTCGTATTGCTTCCAGTATCTTGAACATCAAAAAATCTGTTTGCACCATATCCAGTAATGCTACCAATAGCCATCGCCAATTTATTTATACGGCTTGTTGCAATCACATTTGAAAGACTTAAATAGTTGCTTCCATTAAAAGTAATTCCATTAGTGCCCCAAGTTGGGCTTACATTAAGAGTAGCATCATATATTCCATATCCACCCAAGCTATAGGCAGTTGTTCCAGTTCCAGCATTTTGAGTAGATCGGAGTGGCCAGCTAACTATACTGGACCATAAACCTAATTCCTTTATGCCTTTTACAAACGCATTAATCTGCGCTTTGGCTGTAGCATCAGTTACGCCTGCCCTTGTGAAATATGCAGCAGCATCGCCATCTATTAGGCTAACGCCAGAAACATTCGCTCTTAATCCCAATCCAAGTTGTGGCATATAATTAAATGCAATTCTTCCGCCTCGATCTATTGAATCGAAGCGGAAGAATCACAAGATTAGGCAGCGGACTTGTAGGCAAGAACCTTGCCAGTACCGACAGTATACCCATCAAACGCACCATAAATGGTGAGTCCAGCAGGGATAGTCGTGCCAGTTAGCGTGCCAGTATAGTTTCCACCTAGCGCACTAAACGTGGTATCAGCAAGAGTTTGAATTGCCCAAAAGGCTCCAGTTTGCGCCGTACCTGTTGAGGTAGTGGCAACAAAGCCATATTCACCCTGGAATCTATCTAATGCGCGTGACATTAGGGTGAGGTAAACAATGGGATCTTATAGTTCGTGCCGTTAACAGTAATGGTCAAGCCATTCGCTGTTGAGGCAGCAGAACCAAAAGTTCCAGTTGTTGCTAGGGTTGTAATATCCCAAACCACTGATTGGCTTGAGGTATCAATTCTTAATGCTTTTCCCTTTGCCTTCCGTGGACTTCTTGCAAATTCATTAGCCATATTTTTAATCTCCTTTACGACTCCAGGCACGTTTCACTTGATCCGCGCTGAACTCGCTTTTGAATCTACTGCCAAGTTTTTGTTCTTGGCGGTAGTACCCCTTCATAATATTTGTTTTATTAGACCCAAGTGGGTTGTCGAGGGGATCGCCAACACCAACAAGAGCCAAACGTTGTGGGACAGTAAACCGCTTCAGATACTTAGGGACTGAGTCCCTTTCAGCTACTGACTTTTCCAGTTCAACGACTGAACCATTTCTGGTATCGGTGTACTGGTAAATCGGCATTAGCTGTAGTTCTCTTCGTCGGCCTGCTTCGCCAGCTCACGCATTTTGTCCTCTTCAGACATGTTGTCTTGCTGATTATTATCAGATTCGCCTTCCATCATAGCGTCATTGACCTTGATGTGAGCTACTCCGCCTTTAACCATATGTACAACACCGCTGAGTTCAACGTGATCACCTTCAGAAGGAGGAACATTATCTCCGCCATCATTAACTTCAAGCATTGATAGTGGCAACATGACCATACCTTTAGGCATTTTCATTTCTCCACTCATGTCCATTCCTTCTTTCATTTGACCTCCGTTGGAAGAGGCTGGGGAGGTTTTACCCTCCCCAGCTTTCCGAGGACCCATAGCGATTACTAGGGTTCCCATTTAATTGTTTAGCTGTAGTTCGACTTCGCGAAGATCGCGCGGAAGAACGTAGTATCCAATTGTTTGGCAGCATAGAACGTCTTGAAAGACGCTACGACACGCTGTCCGTAAGGATCAGATTTATCAGCAGCGTCAAGGATCGTGACCTTCGGTGAGAAGGGCGAGCCAGAAGCAACGATTGAATTCAGGCTAGGAACTCCGAAAGAGTTTCCACCCAGAATCAAGTTGCCATAGACGGCTTGACCAGCAGTCGAAGCAGAAGCCACACCCGCAGTAGCGGTTGCGAACGTCTGAACGTTTGTGCTGGAAACGACCTTACAACCGAACAATGAACCAACTTCACCCTTGAAGATGGCATCAGGATTCGAGTAGCTCGAAACCTTCAACCAATCGTCATCCTGCTGGAGGTCACGAATGACCGCAGGGTGAGCTACAAGGACGTAAGAATCCTTGATCTTGGGCGCACGGCTGATGAACAATGCGGTTACTCCATCGAGCAAATCGGTGGCTGTGATTGCGCTGTTAGCAACAGAGCTGGTTGCGAAGGTCGTGCCGTTCGTGCCACTTTGGGCATAACGAGCATAGCTCTTCGTGGCAACGTTTGTGCCAGTCGATGTGGAAGAGTCCTGGATCAGCGCGCGGTGACACAGAGTGTCCGCATGCAGAGCAGCGTCTTCACCCAACTGTTTGGTTGCCTGGGCGAGGTGGTTAAACAATTCCGTGGCGAGCAAAACGTCCGTGAGGACGATCTGGCTGCCGTACTGCTGGAGGGTCGCTTCAACAGTAGACAGGGTCAACTGACGTTGATCCGAGCCATCGCTAACAGTCGTTCCTTCAGAGAGGGAAACGATCTTGTCAATCGCGGGATTATCAAATTTGAAGAAACGGATAGTTTTGTTTCCGCCAGTTTTCGAAGGATACGCCACCTTCATTGCGAATTGCTCCATCTGTAGGAGCGGTAGCGCACGTTCCAAGAGCATCTTGGAGAAATACGCCTGGAACTGTGCAGAGACAGATCCTGTAGTTACATTAGCCATTTTATTATTTTCCTTTTAAACAACTAACCTATTTTACGATCTATCCGCCTCTGCTGCCATCTTCAGCAATTCACGACCTTGCTCCTCCGAGGAGAGTTCGTGAAAAGCTTTGACGCGAGCAGGGCCAGAAGGTTGACCGCTTGCAGGTGTCGTTGCCTTTCTTAGTTGAGTCAATTCTGACTCATACTTTGCAATCTTCTTTTCCAAGTCAGAGGCAGCGTCCGCCTTGAGCCTCATCTTTGCCAATCCTACAGCATCATTGATTCCGTTAGGATAGTTCCTAAGAATCGCGTGCTGCTGCAACAATGTCGATACTGCTTTGTAGAGGTTGGTCGAAGAATCCTTTAATTCTGGATTCGCTTCGACTTCTCGCAAAAGGTTTTGGTCCCAGGAGTTTTTCCATTCTGCCTGTGCCTTCTGCTCGTTCTCTCTCTTGCCAGCAGTCTCAATCTCGTTGGCTTTGCTTTCAGCGAGTTTTGCAAGATCATCACGGCCTTCGTCACGATAGCTTTTTGCGGCTTCGCGATAGTCATCCGCGCTAAACTTGCTAGAACTTGCCTCTGTCTTTGCTGGAGTAGCTTCTTGACCAGCCCTTGCAGTCTTGGCTGCTTCAATAGCTTCTCTCTCAGCCTGGAGTCTTGCACGTTCCGCTTTGACATCGTCCCACTCTTTGGCGAGTCGAGACTGTGCCTTTTGGTACTTGCTTTGCTTCTTTTCGGAAGCTGACTCTGACTTGGGTTCATCAGATTGCGTTGTTAAAGAGCTTGTTGATGTAGTTTCAGTCTTAGGGACTTCATCTACCACCGCATCGTTCGATGTGGATTTTGGTTCGGCGTTTTCTGGAGTCGTAGGTTTCTCCAAGTTATCACTACTTTCAACCTCCTGCTTAACTTCTTTAGTAGCCTCAACATTATCTTCTGGTACTTCATCTAACCCAGCGTCAAATGCTGCTGCCATCTTCAGCATATCAAGTTCAGTTGGTTCTTTGGAATCCGCCATGTTGACCCTTTCTTTACACCGCCACTCAGGGAGTCATTCTGAATAGCAGGTTAATCGACAGCAGGTTCATCGGCCCCATCCCTGCTGTCGAGGATGGGCGAGTTTTGTTTGGGGCTGCATAACGACTCAATTGTCGCCACACAACCTCGAAATCCTTTAGCATATCCACAAGCCTCTGCAAGTGAGTTCGCATCTTTCTCTACTGCGGAGGCATTTTGGCGCAAGGTAAGGTTAAGAAGTATCAGTCCAAGCTTCTTGCCAGTTAAGCTGCCAAGGAATCCAGTTAACGCTCTTTCATCCTCCGCTTCCCACTTAGGCTCGTCTACCCACTCCTGGTGGCGAATAAAAGCTAGGATTGCGCGTAGTTTTCTCATTTTATATCTTCAATAGAAAACGCAACATTGTAAATATAGTCGCTTTCAACTTTTTCATCATCTTTGAGTTCAATTGGTTTTGGAAGATCAAGTTTCCAACATCTGTACCCAATATCAGACATGATTTTACGTAAATCAGTATAGCTAAATCCCATCTGTTTTAATCCAAATTCATTTACTTCTGCTACTACAATTGGATGATCTCTTTTAAGTAAATTCTGCATTCCTTTCAAAACAAGTACTTCTGCCCCCTCTGTGTCAATTTTTATTAAATTTACCTTGCGATTGCTGTCAAAATAATCATCAATTGCAATTGAATAAGAAATTATGCTTTTAGGATTTTCCTTGCTTTTAATATTAAATTCATGCTTACCGCAATCCCACAATGAATGTCCTCCGTCATTATCGATGTTATTAAAAAATTCAATTACACCTGATTTATCCGAGATAGCCCAATTGTGTGGAACAATGTTCTTTGATTCATTTATTCTTATGTGGGCAAGCAAGTGAGAGTAATTAAAATTATTCATTTCAAATGAATAAACTTTACCAAAATCTCCAACTATTTTTGAGGATACAATGCTGAAAAATCCTATGTGCGCCCCAATATCAAGAAAGGTGTCTCCATTTCTTAGATTTTTTGATATAAAATCAAATGTTTCTCCCTCATACATTTGCCCATGCTCAAAATGCACGCCTATGTGCTTTTGGCTGAATTGAGAATAATCCAATACAAATTTTACGGATTGTCCATTATCGCTAGACGGAAGCTTGAATTCAAATTGCTTCATTTCCATGAAGCAATACAAGCAACTATACCGCTAAAGTCAAAGCTTAAATTAACTTCTGATTGCTAGGTGCGAGGAAGTTATTGCTAGGCTGTTTAGGCATGCGGTTCATGCGAGGAACTCCACCAGCAACCTGTGAGAAGCTTTTGGATGGACCAGCAGGAGCTGCGAGATTCTGAACTGCTTGGTTCATGTCTTGGTTCCTGCGCATTCCCTGCTGAAGCATTTGATTGTAGTTCGCCATTTGACCCATAGCAGGATTTTGGAGAATGGGTTGGCCAGCGATTGGGGTTCCAGCCATGTTTGCATTGTTCTGTGTTGCCAGCGCAGCCTCAAGAGGTTGCCTTCTTTCTGGTGAAAGATTCTGCATTTGCTCTGCTGAAATGCTTGTTCCGCCAACAGGCATTAGACCTGGCATCTCACCTCTCGCTTGGCGATCTGCTACCAATTGCGTAAGTGCGTTCATGTAATCCTGCTGCGCTAGTGCTGAGTCAAAATTAGGATTGCGAACTCCTTCAATTGGAGTCGCGTCCATTTTCATCTTAGCTGGTTTATTTTCTTTCTTTGCCATATTACATTACCTGTGGTTGGATTTGTTGCGGTGCTTGGCCTTGCTGTTGTACTTGTGGCTTGGCTGCATCGCGAAGTTGTTTCTGAATTGCTCTAGAAGTATTCGGATCTGTCTGTTCCAGCGCAGCTAAGTGCTGTTGTAAGTGGTCCATAAGAACCTGAACCGCGCTCTGGTCTACTGGCTGCTGTCGCATTTGTGCTGCTTGGTTGAACGCAAAGAGAACCGATATGTGCGCTTTGTGATCATCGCTAGGCTTAATCGCGACAGGGAATCCTGTGGCCAGCATGGTCGCAATTTCTGTCGCTTGATCTTCAGCTTGATCGCCTGATCCTGCTTGCGGGTCAGTAAATAGTTTTCTAATGAGACTAGGGTCATCTTGTTCAAGAACTGACTTTACCAGCTCTCCTTGGTTGATGTAAGGATTATTTTGGAACATCTGCATGCGAGCAACTGATTTCTGTAACGCAAACTGGCGGTTGATGAAGTCAAGTCCGCCTTTCGGCTCAATCGAGTACTGCTCATGGATTCCCTCAGGGACCATCTGACCAGTATCGTCTGCATAACGGAACATCAAATCTTCCTTCGCGTACTGGACGTACAGCGCCCAAGACTGACGGAAGAGGTGAGCCAAGCTCATTCGGAAGATTCGATTACGCAAATCACCAGAGGCAGCAGCTTGACCCTGCATCGCTTGAATCTCGGCAGCAGTCTTTCTATCTCCAGTATTAAACTGCGAGCCAGCACCAAAGTCGGCGTTACCCATCCGATTTTCTGCGAGCTGACGCTCTTCGAGCATCAAACGCTGGAAGTCGAAGGGAGGTTGGCTGAACTGGACAGGCTTTAATCCTTGCGGAAGGATCTGACCAGGCTGCATCCTTAAGTTCGCTGTGTTCAGCGATACTGGATTCTGAGCTTCGAAAACAGGGCGGTTGGCCAGCTCTACATAGTCAGAGAGCGAGTTCTTGAGCTTGTTTAGGAGGTTTTCGCCAGGGAGGAGGATCTCAGCTACCCCGCGAGGACTATACCAACCGCCACCTGTGATTTCATATGGGAAATCAACAAACGGAGGTTCGCCGTGTTCGTATGGGAGGGTAAATGGTTTTCGCACGTTCTCATCAACTGCGAGAGGGGAGAATGTCTCAACCAACCATCCGTCCTTCGACGGAGTATACATTTCCCATAGGATGATTCTATCATTCTCAGCTTCTTGCGTGATGCCTTCACGACGATATATCTCGTCTTGGATCTCGCTGCGAAGTCCAACAGAGTTGTTCGGCTTGCCAGAAATCCGCTTAATGAAGTCTTCGTCCTGCTTGTAAAGAGGGTTGGTTTTGTATGTGTCAACTGAAGTAGAAATGATATGGACGATGAAGTCTGCGTCTTTAAGTTCCTTGGTATACTGAGGAACAATCAAATGAAAAGGATCAATAGCCTCAAAGCTGATCCGCTTGTTTTGATCGTCCCAAACAACTTTGGCCACACCGCGACCATAGAGGAGCAAATTATCGATGACGGACACAATCTCTTTCTGGAAGTTGGACTGCTCGCGCATCTTGTAATCAAACCAACGCTCGGCAGTAACAGTAATCGGAGTCAACTGTTGACGCATCGGAACGAAGCTGGAAAGAATGTCATTGCCAATCGCGCTGTTGACGAAGGAGGGTTTGAGACGCTCAATCGCTGTGTCGATCAACTGAACGTGAAGGTCGGCTGCCGTAGGCCAAGGTTTCACCTTACGGCGTACACCAAAGTAACGAGCCTGGTAGAACAACCGCTGGCGGTTCTCCCAGGTTTCGCGCTGGTTCAGGCAGTCGATGATCCGCTTGTGGTAGTCCGCGCGACGATTGTATTTATCTTCAGTAATCGGCATCTTATTTGTTCCTCTCGGTCTTTAGTTCATACGAAAGATCGTTGACAGCATTCAAGGCTTTCCTTGCCCATTCGCGCGTACCAGGAGTACCGCGACGAATCTCAATGTAGGTTGGATCTTTCATCAGCTCTTCAACTATCCCTGTCGTGTGGGTTACTGGTGTCGTTGTTGCGCAACCACCAAGACTCACCGCTAAGATCACTATCGATAGCTTTACGATTGTCGCGCCACTCGTTCTCAAAGTTCTGAGTGCGCTTCTGCTTCCAACCTGGAATGATGCGAAAGACGGCTGCGATGATCTCAAGGATTGCACGCAGCACAAAAGATTATTTAATATTCAGCCCAACTGTCTTCAAGAAATTAACGATCTTTTCTAGGAAGCTATCATCAGCGGGGGTGGGTGTCAGTTTAACAATAATGCGAGCAGCAAGAACGATGCCACCAATAGCAGCAACGATCTCTTGCCAGTTTGAAGTAATCCAATTCCAAATATTCATAGTTTATCCTCCTGCGTCAAAGCCAGCCATGACAGGGTCGTGCGACTCCATCATTTGGTTTAACGTCTTCCAAGTTGGCCGTTCCGTGGGGAAAGTCAAGTCCCAGCGGATATTACCACCATCCAGGCACAATGCCAAGGCATCCGCTCGATCAGGGCTGGCGATGCCCCTGCTGCGTAAAGAGTCCTTAGATTCCACCCCAAGCTTGCCCCTACTGTTAGTCACAGTCCTGCGACAGGTCAATTGCGCCATTAGGTCATCGTCATCCTCTGGAAGTATGATCTCGCGATCCACAATTTTCTTTGACATGTTAAACCACATTTCAGCCGACTTGTTGGTGTAGGCATCTGCATCGTTTGGCGTGCCACCAAAGTTTACCCTGTTCACTCTCCATCCAGCCTCGGCCAAGGCATCGCACATCGGCATACCCAATCCACTCGCGTCCGCATAGATGTCTTCTGGCTTTAACCCAGCCTTCTTAAACTCTACGATAAACTTGCCAACCGCTGCCATCGTGTCCTTATCGCGCCATGCAATGATTGGAAGGATCTTGTTGCCATCTCGAATGCACAGGACGTTGCAATCGCCACCTGCTGCAAAGTCTACCCCAGCGGTCCTGCTCCCAGGTTTAAAGTCAGGCGGACTGTTCTGACAGCCTTGGAGGGAGTTGTAGTTAATGACCAAGCTTTCCGATCCGATATCCACAAACTCGCCATAGACCATTGAGCGAGTGAGGGGATGTTTCTCGCCATATCGTTGTAGCACCTCGTCGATTTGCGCCTTGGTGATGTGGGGGCAGTCAAACGCTGTTACTGTGTGCTTCTTCCACATCGCAGACTCCTTGGTGAATGCGCGATAGAACGCGCCTGTACTCGCACCAGGGCTGGAGGCGAGCAATACGCGAGTTGGTTGGCAACGCCACAGAGCCTCGAAGAGTGGGTCTGGAATTGACTTGGCTTCGTCCACCACAATCAGCAACGGCATGGTGTCGTGGTCATCGGCATGGAACCCTTCCGCTCGACCTGGGTCTGTTGCGCTATACCCAACGATCCTGCTCATGTTTCCGTCTGGAAATATGTAGCGGATTTCGCCTGAGGTGACTTCCCAATTTCCGCCCACTCGCGCAATGTGCTTGCGCAGGCTAGGCCACAATTGTTTCTCGACCTGCCTCCAAACGCCAGCGGTTGTCGTAGCGATGCTTCCCTTAAAACAGAACGCATGCCAAATTAAAATGGAGGCAATTACTGTGCTGGTCTTGCCTGATCCGTTAGCTGCTTTGAGCGCAACTCGGCAATCTTTGTCTTGTAAGTCGCGCAAAACCTTTCTCTGCCAATCATATAACTCAAGTCCAAGCACATGTTTTGCAAATCCTGCTGGTGTCTGGATTTCCGCTAAAATCTCCTCTGGTGTGCGCTTGGGGGGTTTGGTTGTTTTGCCCACTATAGACCTCTTTTTATTTTGTGTCGCAAATACTTGGGGGGGTATGGAAATTTTTTTATGGGGATGGGGGTGTGGGTAGGGGCGTGGTGGTATCCACTAACCCAACCTTGCGCGGAACTCTCCTGCGCATCGGAACGTGACGCTTGCGCTTTGGCGCGGAAGGTAGGGCAGGTTCCAAGGGTTGAGCTGCTTCAACCTTTGGCGCGCTTTCGTTTGTCGCACAATAAGTATTGTCTTTAATATGAGGAAAACTAATCCTATCCTCAATTACCTGCGTCTCAATCACTTGTGCAGGCTTTTCTTTTTTCGATAGAGATCCTGCTAATATCTGCGCCAATCCTGCGCTTAGGCCGTGCTCAACGCTGCCGTTCACCTGCACGCGCGCGCTTGGGACCGAGTAAAGGTAGATCCGCTCGGCCATCCAGGCTTTCGCCTGCCAGCTCTTCTGCCCTGCCTGCTCTATGTCGCGGAGGAGTGCCAGCTCATGCTTTTTTCTAGCAGTCTCTACCCTGCGCGCAAAGTCAGGCTTGCGAGTACACCATGATTTTATCGTGCTTGGCGATAGTCCTACGAGCGCGCCAGCTTTTTCTATGGTGAACCCACTACGACAAGCGTCGATTACCTCCTGCGCGATCTGATCATTGTATAGGGAGGGTTTGCCGTTCTTTCCTTTATCCTGCGCGAGTGGCTCGACTTGCGGCTTGTCTCCTGGCATCGCTTCCATCCTCCTATTCTATCATAAAAATATATTTTAAAAATCCCTTGACATCACAAGCCGTTAGCGTATGTTGAGAGTATGAGCAACACACTAACCAACACCGAAGCGAACGCGGTTAAAGACGTTCAAACATATGCGAAAACAAGGGAGCTGATTCTTTCCTATTCGCATTTTTCCCCAAACTATAAAAAGATCATAGAGATTCTAGACGATGTCGACGTAGTGCGCGCGTTGGGAATATTGAAAGCTGCCACTCATCTTTTCACGAAAAAATTCGAAGAGATTAAAAGGGAGAATGCCTAAATGAATAACCTACCCCAAACTATCGCCATCATTTTCTTCGCTGGAATCTGCTTTGGGTTTTTGATGGGGAAGATCAAATGAACTTACCTCCCCTAGTTCACCTCACCCTATCTTCCTCAAACGTGAAGACTGGTCATATACCAGTCTCGACAAGCGGAAGCAGTACTTGTCCTGATGCATGCCCTTTGAAGGAGAAGGGCTGTTATGGTTTGGGCGGAAACCTGCGCTTCCATTGGAACGCGGTTAACCACGCAGATCGTGGGATCACGTTTGACGGATTGTGCGAATCAATCGCCAAGTTGCCAAGCGGTCAATTGTGGAGACATAACCAGGTTGGCGATCTTCCTGGTGACAATAACTACGTTGACGGCGAGCTGCTCACAAAGCTTGCGCGAGCTAATCGCGGAAGACGTGGTTTCACCTATACCCATAAACCAGTATTAGATGAGCAGGATAAGAACGCGGAAAAGAATCGTGACGCGATAGGCGCAGCAAATAAGGAAGGGTTTGTCATTAACCTTTCCGCTAATGGCCTAGCGCATGCCGACAAGCTTGCAGCCCTTGGGATTGCGCCAGTTGTCACAATCCTTCCAGCAGGAACGGAAAACAATACGCAAACCCCACAAGGTAGGCGCGTTGTCGTTTGTCCAGCGCAGAAACGTGAAGGGGTGACATGCGCAAGTTGTAAACTCTGTTCGCGTGGGGATCGCTCAGTCATCGTGGGGTTCATCCCTCATGGCATGTCGAAAAAGCGCGTAGCGCAGATCGCGAGCGCGTCATGACATATTACGCGGTTTATAATTCGCAAGGTCAATTCTTCGCGCGATTCACTACGTTTCGTCGAGCGTCATTGTGGACAATTCGAAATGGAATGGAGTGGACCGCGATCATTAAGAAAGAAAAGGAGACACAAATAAAATGAATGATACATGGATATTCGTGGGAGGAGTTGCCCTGGGAGGAATCTTGGTGGCAGTTGTCGGCACGATATTGGAAAACAAATAGTTTCCCCTCGTCTCCCCTGATAGCGCAGGGGAGGAGAGGTGACGCGATAGCGGAACCTAAACAAAAACAAAATGAAAGGAACACACAAACAAATGAAAAAGGTATCTAAAAAGTTGCAGAGACTGCTTAGTGCGGAATTTAGTCTGCACGAAGTGCATTGTTCGGCTTACGATGTTTACAGCAAATTGGATCGAGTAATGGGGATGAAGAAGATCGTGGATCGTGCTTTCGCTTTATATGCGGAAGCGGAGGAATTCCACGCTCTCCTTTCTAGAAAAATAAAGGAGATTGAGGGCAAATAAGTCTATCCTCGTTTCCCCTCGTAGCGGAGGGGAACGGAGGATGGATTTTTATTATCTTGACCTAGTCATAATTGAAAAGAGAATAGCTATATGAGTGAACTGACCGAACAAGTGCGCGCCTACTTCTCAGCAATGGGAAAGAAGGGTGGAAGCGTAAAGGGAGTTAGCAAGGCTCGAACCAGGGAGCAGGCGCAGCGCGCGGTATCTGCTAGGTGGGAGCGGTATCGATTGGCCAAGCAGGCATACCAGAATGGTGCTGGACAGAATCCTACAGAATCTTCCCCATAAGGATGGAAAAATCAGAAATTGCCCCATAAGGAAGAAAAATTCGAAATTGGAAATCTACGATTTACAAAATCAGAATTTGTCCCATAAGGGATAAGAAGTCAGATTACTTGCCTATTGAAACGCAGCAGGCTCTATTCCCCAATTCAAGGTCGATTAGCTTGGATTTTGCGTTTAAAGGCGATTCTTGGGGTTTCTTGTGGTTTATGATGCTTTTACCATCCTCATTACAAAGATCGCGTGGCGAGGCTCCTGGGTGGCAATACGTCGATTTTAAAGCCTTTTTAGTTTTCACCTAATCACCAATTCTTGCATGACCAGTACCTAGCGGTCATCTTGCTAGGCTTCTCTGAATCACACTTATGTCTAGCCCTAAAGCTACGCCTGCGGTCAGGGTTACCCTTCTTAATGGTCATCTTGGGGTCACCATACCTAATGGTCTTAGACTGCCCATTCTGGCAGGCTCTAACCACAAACTTCTTGTTCGCACCAGGAGTGCGCCTTGGACTATTGCAGGGTAAGTCTTGTGTACTCATAGCTCATCAACCTCGTCATTGAATATATCTGAATCCTTTAGCTCTGCCAGATCTTTCTGATGGCTGGAAAAAAATTCTGACAACTTCGCCATTGCTATGGTGATCTCTGCCCACTCATGCTCGAAAACCTCGTAGGAGCAGTTATTGTTCATGTCATCGACCAATTGCCCTAGCTGCCTGAGAACGGCATGTAGCTGTGCATTCTCGCGCTGTAGCAGGGCAAGGAAGCGGTATGCCTGCTTGAGCAGCTCTCTATCGTGGTGCGAATCCACCCTTTTTCGCTTTCATCACCTTATACACCCTGGGGGATATTGTGCTTTTCGCTTTGCTTCTGCTGATGCCAGCCTTACGGCGAGCGTTGATATTGGCGTAGAGTCCTGGCTTTGAGTTATTCATTCGCACATTGTACCACACCCATCCACCCACCACCAAGCCTTGGCAGGTAAGGCGGTGGAAGCGGTGATGCCATCCATGCCGTCTCATTTCTTTTCAGGTCCCGCTGCTTTGAAGATTCACTTCGGAACACCGCAGGTGAAAGGGGAAGGGACGGACTAAGGAGTCCCTTTCCCTTGGTTCCTACGTGGATTCTGGTTCTTTATATATATAGGAATGACACTAGTGTAGAAGAACCCATTTTGACACCGCGAATTGACACTTCAAAAAACCGACTGATTAGCGCTATATAACCCATTCTCCTTGAGCATCTTACCAGCTTGTGTCATGCGTTTCACATGCCTTTTGGCGGTTGACTCCGAAACTTGGAACTTTTCCTGCACAAATCGGAACAGATCGCAGGCCGTTAACTCGCGTGAACCCATCTCTTTTAGAAGCCTTGCATCGCCTACCAGCTTCTTCTTTCCGCCAGTTTGCTTCAGCTCATCAGGGTTCAAGTTATAGTTGACGCTGAACATGGGGTACTTCCATTGCACTACAAACGGATCGACAGGTGGGAAGTTACGCAGGGTCATCTCACAGGTGAACGTCTTCTCATCCTCCTCATGTGCCGTAAGTACTACGAGCGAGTCTGGATTGCGAGCAAAGACACCGCTGCCACTAAACCGATCAATCGCCTCTGCGCTGGACTTGTTACCCTTGGAGAAGTGATGGGATAGGATTACTGACAAGTTATAGCGAGTTGCCAAGTACTCGAACTCATTCATCAAACCGCCCATATCCCCAGCGGAGTTCTCATCGCGGTCACCCATCAACATGTAGTTAGGGTCAAGTATAATCGCCTGATATCCGCGCCCCTCGATATGCTTCTCGATGATTGGGCGGATCAATGTCAAGTCGGCTGCATATCCTCTGAGCGTCCACACATCGAAGTCATCCACCTTGCCATTCAATTCCTTGGCTGCGATTACGTCAGCGAGTCGCGAGCGGAATGACCATTCCTGAATCTCAAAGTTAATGAACAGCACCTTAGCCTTGGTACACTTCTGACCCCACCAAGGAGTGCCTGAATGTAACGAAAGGGCTAAGTCGATCAGACTCCAGCTCTTGAACGCCTTACTCCCTCCACCCAGGAGCAACTTCCCCCCCTGGTGCAATATCCCCTCGATAAGCACATCTGGCTCTTTGATGTTATCGGTTAGCAATTCACTATACGTTTTAATCGGTGGCCATTGGTCCACGGATGGTTTCAGTCCTAATGCTACGGCTGGCTCGATCATATTATTTTCCCTCCTTGCAGAACCAAAGCAGGCTCTGTGTTTTCTCATCCCTCATTGCTCCTGCCATCCTTACTGGCTGGCTAGGTTTAAATGTCGCGGGGTCGCACCCCATCGGAACCAAGAATGCTTTCAATTGCTTCTCCCACTCTGGATTGGGTATGGCATCAAACCAACCATGAAGACTCTTGCCTGCCGTGTCCACAACCGCATAAAGCTTCATCTTGAATAGATCGCGCATAAGCTGGAACACCGCGCCGATCTCTGCCTTCGACAACTCATCGCTCTCCACCACCAGGAATCTGCGAACCTCAACATTGTCATTCGACCTGCTGATCGTTCCCTCCTTGAATGCTGATCCAGTAATGAACTGCCCAACTGGCGCGTCCAGCGTCAACCACTCGGAAGCAGCGCGGAAGTTTTGCGGATGATTGCCACTATCCTTGACCGCACCGATCCACACGATGTCGTTAGGCTGGAACAGCGAAACAAATGTTTTGTACTGATCGCTTGGCTCATCACCAACTCTTGCTGGCGATTGGTCAAACATATCCGCTGGGTCCCAATTATAATGTGCCAAGTACCTGGCTCGATTGGATTGCGCAATGACTGCGATTCGCTGGATTATCTCACTCTCAGCATCCTTCTCTATCACCAGCTTCATCGAATTAGTTCCGCTGGTTGACATCGGTGGAACAAGCGGTCTGTACAACGGATCGTTTAAAATTAGTTTGCGCAGCTTATAGTTCGCTTCACTTCTGAATGCTTGGCAACTTGTGTGCCAGCAGAAGATCGTTGGGACTGAGTCAACAAATACAGTTGTGTCCCTCACTCTCGTATTGCTGGTGTGCGCTGCTTCACCTGGGCAACGGCATAGGCCGTGATTTTCCGACTGCCATTCTACTGGTCCGACTACCGATTCAGCTTTAGTTTGTGGTGTGATCATTTCGGCATTGTTCCTAATAAAAATTAAAGTGCAACAACAATCTTTAAAAACATCCCCTTTGTTTCATGCAAGCACACACACAGCAAGCTCAGTCGCAGGATCTCCCTGCGCACCATGCGGGGATTGTTTATTTTAGGTTACGCCTCTTCTGCTCTGCTTGGATAGCAGCGTCAATCTTTCTGCATTCTGACATAGTAAAGAACTCATCCTTACACGCGGGGCATTGTGTTCTGGTTATGTTCGGTGCGGTGAAAGGCTCGTCGTTAAGCTTGCAAACCGAATCCATCTTGAGATCGCCAGTAAACTCAATCGTGTTTGATTCGCGACAAGTTGGGCATAGCTCAACTGGCTTCTTCAATGCTTCCAATACCTTGTCAACTCTATCCGCCGACTGCCAAGGCAAGACAGTATGTTTGCACCTATAACATCTGCGTAGGTCTAGGTCTTTAATGGTCGTGCCACCTATGTGATAGTCCTCGACTATATCAATATATTTCCCCTTGTAACACTCAACGCACAAACCTTCTGGAGGCATCATCCCATGATCTAGCGCAAACTCCTCGCCACACTTCATCATTAACTCTGACATATCTACTGGCTCTTCCAGCCACCAATCATCCTTCGTAACGCAAATGGTGTAGGTTTCCTCGCCGTAATAGAACTTATGCTTTGTTGATTCTGTGTCGCTCATTGCCACTCCTTCCTCATCTTCTTAACAAACTTCTCGCATCTGTGTTTTATTCCATAAGTAGGACACTTGCCCCCCTCGTAATTTGGATCTTCGTAATCAAGCATTGAAGAGGTGAACTGAACTAGTTCGACAGCTTCGCCAAGGTTTTTGTGCAGCTTTTCTACAAGCTTTAATAGTCTCTTTTCATATTGCGTATTTTTCATATTTGAGTTTTGGCAGTTTACCAAAACCAACGCAAGCATTATTTTAAACCCTTGGCTGCATCGCCTTCTTGGAGTTCTCCACAATCATCTCAGCGGTTATGTTGCGAAGAGCGTTGCACCAGTACTGAGTGCCTTTGGTCTTATTGCTTGCGTCTTTACACTTGGCCTGGGGTAGCGCGCCATGTGGCCTGCAAGGCGCATGAGGGCAAACGTCAGGTGCAAATACTGGATACGACTTAGGATAATACTTGCACCGATCCATTGGGTCGTATGACCCCCATAGCGACACGCAAGCCGTGTCAAGTCCTGCTGCCATGTGGTTGACAGAGCTGTCAGGTGCGACAACAAAGTCGGCATCATGCACAATTGGGAATAGTGACCGCACGCTGGATGTCGCGTTGAATAGATCGACAACTCGCGGATGATCGACATGGAAATCGATTGCGCGATCCAAGCCAATGATGACAGCGTGATGTTGCGGAAACTCTTCCAGCAACGCCTGCACCGCCAGCTTACCCAACTGAGGCGGATAGGTGCGGGTCGGACCAGAGGACGAAACGTGGTATACGAAGTAGGGGCTGGGCAATGGCAAGCGTCCCATCTTCTTCAGCTCCTCGTAGTCAGGTTGGACAACGTATAGGTGCGGACGTTTGTACTTAGGATCGACAAGCTTAACATCTCCAGCCCTGCCAGTAATGTCCGCAACAATCCCCTCTGCTCCCATCCAGTTATAAATCCTATCGTAGTGACAACCTGGTCCAGTTCCTAGTTCCGTATTGCCAACCTTACCTGAGAAGAGGTCGTCGAGCGGAACGTGCGCTGAGTATGAATCCCATGCTTCCTCGGTGGGTGGCAGCGGATACACATTCGCACCAAGACCAGCAAACAACGCCATGTTGCGAGCAGGACAATAGATATCGACTGTACCTCCAGAGGTATCCACTAGGTAACGTACGATTGCTGTGGCCATGATCGCGTCACCGATTGCGCCTGCTCGGTATACGGCAGTAGACCCACCCTCGGACCTCCCAGGGTAGTAGGGCTTAATCTTGTGAGGAACAGGGATCGCCTCGTTGAATGGAGGGTTGGTCAACTCGTCAGGTAATATGTAGCTACAACGTGGCCACAGTTTATTATCGTCCACAACGTGGACTGCAGGTGAATTATTTTTCCATAGTTTCATTTGTTGTTCTCCATTTTTGTTGAAACAACCGCAACATAGCATTTGGCCAAGTCATCAAGATCAAGCTTGCGAAGATTATCAAGCTCGCTTTCTGGAATGGTTGTCATTATTTCCCTTATCATTTCTTGTCTGACGTTCATTTATTATCCTCCATTATTTTGTTGATACATCTGATGATTTCTGACGCGACTTGCGGTACGATGGCATTTCCCAATCCCTTAAGTCGGTGTGACCTATTGGGTATCCCATTAGCCACTCGACCCACGCTGGGTTCAGCGATCCACGTTGCCACTCCTCTGGAGTTGTCCCTCGAATGTCTGGATGATTCCCCAACATCTTCTGCATATTCCCCTTTGGAGTTCCAGCAGCATCCTCGTTTGCTGACGGAGTCGGCCATAGTCTCTCCGCAGAATGGACAGCATCCTTCAACTTGACTCCCCACCTTTCTCCCTTTTGATTCTCCCTGTACCACCCCCCCCCCATATTGGTTGCTTGACTCACTCCACCCTCCAAGTCGCAGGCCCTCGGAGTTGGCCACATTGTTGTTTTTGTTACGTCCGATAATCCAGACTCTGTTCCTCCTGTGCGGTGCATCGACACCGCAAGCTGGAATAATGATCGACTCGACTTCGTAGTCTTCCGCTTCCAAGTCAATATGCACTTGGTCGAGTTCCATATTGACGATCCCAGCAACATTCTCACCAATGATCCAAGTTGGCCTTGCTTCGCGTATGACCCTAAGCATTTCTGGCCAGAGATAACGGTCATCGTTCTTGCCTCTTTGCTTCCCAGCATTGGAGAATGGCTGGCAGGGGAATCCACCTGTGAGAAGAGTGACTCCTGCGTATAGCTCGCCTCGTACTTCTCGGATGTCTTTGTGGCATGGCACTTCTGGCCAATGCTTTTTGAGGACTGCTTGTGCGTAGGGTTCGTTGTCACAGAAACCAACTGTTCTATATCCATTCCACTTTGCTGCCAAGGCAAATCCTCCGATCCCACTAAATAAATCGAGGTGTGTCTTTTCATTCATACGCTTTGCATCTGGTATGCTTGGTCAACCAGGTTCTTGACGCAATTAAAATATTCATTCTCCGCAGTTCCATAGCAATGTATCTCGCTGGTAAACCCTCCAGCCGATAGGGACAGCTTCCATCTCCATCCCTTCTCATCCCACTCCTTCCTCACCTGCATCGCCAGCTCATCCTTTGTTTTCATCGTCACCTCCTACCACCTCCTTGCACACTAGGCTGGCTGCATCGACCATCGTTATGATTTGTATCATATCGATAGCGTGGCCGTGGGACGCGCGATTCCTCTCAACTACAAGCTTACCGCGTGCAATTGCAAGCATATCGCGCGCCCACCTGAGGCGTTTCTTTGCCTCGACCTCCATCACATTCCAGACTTAGCTTTGAACTTGCGCGGCTTGCTTTTACCAGCAGCCGACAACGCAATAGCAATCATTTGATTGCGTGACCTGGGTACTCCACCAGCACCGCGAGCCTTACCCTTCTTCTTGTTGTCCATTGCCAATTCATGCATGTTTTTTGATACGTCTTTGCCTAGCATGGTTTTAGTTTCCTTTCTGTTTATGGTTTACCGACGAAGACTGCTTCCGACATGAAAGATGCATACTGCCTTCCATCTTGTCCAACATAATATACTGCGCTTGTATCTAAAGAATCGTCAATACAAACAAACCATTTACCAGCGCAAACATTGCATCCATCAATTACAATGTCTTGATTTTCGTCAACATCCATAATGTGGGATTGGTGGTTTGTTTGCATTAATACAGAATGATGGATTCTCGCATCGCCTACAATCCTTAATATCAAAATCTAGGATGTCACCACAATTCAGCATAACAGTAAAAATCTTGTTGTGGTCCATTCCATAGTCTGTAACTATGAACGCCAGCCCTTCTCCCTTTGGTGTCATCACCCACATCTCTGGATTTAACTGGAGCATAATCAAAACCTCTTAAAGTCAGCAATCGGAATCTCAACGCATGGTTCATTATCCCTGGGGTCACCGCTGTTCCTTGACATGTAGAATATGGGGAGCTTGCCGTCCTCCTTGATCTCGTAATACCCAATGGCATCTGCCCACTCGATCACATAGAACGTAGGTGCGAATGCAGCGTATAACTTTAGGGATATATACTTCTGGAGCGATAAGCATCGTGTTGGGAATCTGCCAATCTCATAGCTAGTTTTCCTAGCATCAACAAATGCGTACTTATATCCATTTAGTAACATTGCATCGAATGGATATGCTTTTGGCATATACTTAACCTTGCTGCCACAATGCTTGGCAAATGCCTCTATAATACGCTTCTCGTTGGCGATGTCCGCATCGCTCTCATGCATACCGCTAGAACCTCTCATCTCCAGCTAGGACCAGTATACCAAGCCACCAACACCCAGCGCGTCCCCCATATCGGCGCACGCGCACGATGTTCAATGTAAGACGGAAACCAGCACCCAGCTCCCTGCTCGCGGATAAACCTTGCGTTGTCTATGTCCGCCTTCACCTGCAACCCACCACCCAAGTACTCATGTGGAGCGGATAGGTTGACCACCGCCGTAAGCTTGCGGTCACTTCCAGAGAATGTGTCGAAGTGCCACCAGAACTGCTGGAGCGGATTGTATCTCAGGATCTGGAACTGCTGCGCTCCAGTTATATCAAACCTCCAGTACTCGCTGTTAATCGATGCAGTAAGTTCGCCCATTATCGCGTACAGCCATTTGTAATGTTGCGACATTGGAACCCAGCAGGAGGAGCATGTACGCGCAAATGAATTTCTAGTCTTTCCGTTCTTCTTCAACACAGTCGCGCGCTTCATGCCGATCACCTCGGCATCGTTTCGGATCATGTCGCATTGGCTTGGCGTTAGGACGTACCGATCCACGGATGCGGTAAGCGTCTTTTGAATGAACTTATTTTCTTCCATTTAGAACCTCCTTTATGATGTCAACTATTTGTAAGACTATGTACGCGCTCAATGCCAGAAGTGAAATGAGTATTGAAGAGATCAATATAATCCAAGCCACAACCTTGAATACGTCCGAAATGAAATCAACAAATTGCATAGTTCTCCTCCATCATCCTGCGAAGGAGCGTCTTGTTGCCGATCCTAATCCCAGCAGCCCTGCACCACCAGCCAATTGTTCCGTTCTTAAAATCCTTTAGCAATCGTTTCACCTCCCCTGTGTTCCTGTACTCCCAGGCATCATTGATCATCTTATCCTTCCAATCAGGCGCAAGCTTCATACCGCACACAATCCCCCTCCTTCGTAGCATGCGAAGATCCTTGATCGCCTGGATGGCAACTTCGCCAGCAAGCTGTTGTAACCTCTCGTCGTAATTGCCCTTAGTTAGCTGGGTTGATATCATCGACGCTTCTTCTTGCGATTTGCTGCGACCCAATGAGCATATGTATTCCAAAGCATCGCAGCAGCCTGTGCCTCGCTCTTCGTTTCAAAGATATCCTGCAAGGGTGGCAATCCTTCTGGTGGCCTTGCGCCATGCAGGCGCGGTCCAATCACATTGCCTGCCAGAGTATGAATCCTCCATGCACCAGCCTCCTCCACCACCTTGACAAAGGTCATCGACCAGCTTCTTTCAGCTTGGCATCGTCTTCTTTGATCTGGCCAGCTAACTTAACCAGATCGTTCGATTGTCCAGCGTAGTGGATAATGTAGGCATCCTTGTACCTATCCAATCCAAAATGCGACTCGACGCTGGTCATGCAGTTGTAGGATGGGTCAAGCGGAGTCAGCTCCATGCCCCACAAGTGCGCTTGAATGTTCATCCAAGTTTGTTCGCCAAAATGGTTTGGGTAACAACCAAACGGAGGGCATGAGAATAGGCCAAGGAACTTATTGCTCACTACGAATACGCCAGTATTAACGTAGAACCTCGGCGTGATCTTTCCGCCAAATCCTTTTGCGAGGTCAACCATCCCCTGCTTCCTATCCAGAAACTCTCCCTCGTCCAAAGCGCAGAAGAAGTGCTTACTTCCATCCGAATCAGGACTACCAAGATCTTCGCAGTCATTTGTCACAAGCACATCAGCGTCTAGAAACATGACCTGCTCGTAGCCCCTGGCGAGCATAATGTTTCCGATTGCCAGCTTCGAGTATTGAACTGGCTGCGTAACTGGCTTTTCAATTGCCATGAAGTCAATCGCGTACTTCTTTGCGTACGCTTCCATCCTAGGCTGAGTGATGCTTAAAATCTTTTGCCAATCGTCTCCGAATGCCTGAGTGACTAATGCGCGTTTCATTTTTTAATAGCGTATTCCAACGATTTCTTTATTACATATTCAATCACAGCCTCCTTGTCGAACTTCAGAAGCCTCAGTCCAGCCCTAAACAAAGCTGTTCCTGTCTTCTCATCGTAGTCCACATCCACAAGAACCATCTTTGGTGCTTTCCGTGATTTGCCAAATGTTATTTTTCCTAGCTTCATTTCTTCTTGGCCTTTCTTTCCTTCTTTGGTTTGACTTCCTTCCATACCTTGAAATCAGTATCCAGGTCCACAGATATAAGCATTAACTTCTGGTATAGCTTCCAGCCAACTCCAAGTGGCAGCAGCGTGATGCTTACAAAATCTCCCAAGTGATAGAATATTTTCGATAGGATTGTCATTTCGAAATTTCTACTACTGCGTATTTGGGCAGTCGAGCTTTTTCGTAATCTTTTTCACATTTAAAAAATAAATCTAAAACAGGTAATTTGCTTGACCCACTAGCCTTTCTCTGAATGACCGCTGTGCCTGTATCCACCACAACCCACTCCTGTTTAGATCCAACTATATTGACCTTGCTCCATGCTGGTATGACCCTGTGGTCGGTGGCGCAATGCCTGCCAGCCTTGAGGCGCACACCTTCGCTGCTTTGCAGCTTGCTAGTGTAATAGTCTTCACCTGGCCAGTATCCAGTAACGCGCACCTTGATCTTCTTCTTAGGTGGCTGCACATCGACCATGACATTCGCAGTCATGACCGACGATGTGGTGATTAGCAGCGCAACAAGAGCTGTTCTCAGCATGATTTTGGATAGCGATTGTTTCCATCATGGTCGCAAAACTTCTGGAACGATTCCTCGGTTTCCGACTCATCCTCATCATTGCTTTTATCTCCGTAATTGGAGTAAAGCCAAGGACGAGGCTTGCTGAAAAACTCATCCCAATCTTTGTCTATCTCTTCTTGTGTTTTGTTCATAGTCTTGGGACCTCCTTTTTAATTTGTGCTAATACGAACAAGGATCTTACCAGAGCGCGCTCAAGGTGGTCAACACTTGTTTCGCCATTGTTATCAGGGCAAGGCGAGGACTTGTGAAGCTGCATCTGTGCTGTGGCTAGGTGACGAACAGCCCTAGCGATATGGTAATCGTGGGTAGGACGATCCTTCTCCAGCCAATCACCATAACCAGACTTATCCGATCCTTTGCCCATCACGCGCCAGACTATCTCTTGC